GGGGTTTATAAATATTATCCCCTGCTTTCGCATGTCTAGCGCTTGACAAAAGCACGCCCGAGGCGCGGTGGACTTCAGAATTCTGCTAAACTGTAATAATCATCGAAGTCATCTATGAGCATTTCACGCTTGTTTAACTTATCCTTTAGGTCAGGTCTCAGTTTACGAGACAACATCCATTGCGGACCTGTGTATAAGTCAAGAAAGTCTTTCTTGTTGTACAATAAAGTACCGATAAAATCAACTATTAGCTTAGCGTCATTTATTTTTGTGTTCATCTTCTTATTATATCTCTGTGCAACCATATTGGCCATTTTTGTCCTAATATGTATACATTTGTAGAATTTGTAATTGTCACAAAAAGATATGTAGTATTCTTCCACGTGTTCCCTGCAGTAAAGATCATCACGTCCTAACTTGATTATCAATTTCATCGGATCAGGCACCAATAACCAACAGCCGTTACATTGTATCAAGAATTTTGAAGAAAAGTAATGAGCTTGAGGAAACACTTCGATCTTCGCTTCAAGATTAAATGTTTCTTGTATTTGTTTGCTTTGGTCATATATTATTGTATCGTGATTGAAAGCTATTAGGCTATCGTCGCCGCCAAAAACACCCATCAAAGCTTTAGACAAATCATAACAGTAAGATAAAACTATCATGGTTGTCACAGTGTTACCTATAAAAGTAAACACGTCACCACTTTTTCGCTGAAACAACGTTTCAATAGAAATGCCTTGAGTAACAAAGTGGAGTTTGGTGGTAGTATGGCAATTTATCCATTCCTCAATTATGCCTTCACTGACATCAAATCTACGCATTAATTCACAATTCAATTCCAACACTAACTCATCTTGGCTTTTGTCAAATTTTGACATATCAATCTCAAGAAACGACATGTCTATACTTTGATACAAACATTCGTTCAACCGACCGTTCATCTCGTCTAAATTTAAACCATCATTTATGATGAATTTTTGCTTCAAGGAAAACTTCAGCCTTTCCGAAAAAGTTTTTATAGGTTCACTAAAATAAGCTGAAGTTAACGGATGATGTACAGCTATAATTTGTCCTGCAACCAAATTATCATTATGGGTGTTGTCGGAACTTGCTTTATGCACTGCCTTGAGTATGGCTGCGTATTTATTAGGATCTTGAAATTGAGGCCGGAGATTTTTCATTTTGTCGAGTTGGTTTTTAGTTCTCTTACCTAGCCACT